GCTTGCCGTGTCGAGGCGCCCCAACGCTTCGCTGAGACGGTTCAGCCTCATGCGCACGGTTTCCTTGCTGCGGTCGGACACGTCGCGCTCTGCGTAGAGCTTGCGGTACTCGTCGATCCATTCCGAGAACCTGCGGGCCGGCGCGGCTGCTATACGCTCAACCAGGGCTGGCTGCATCTTGGCGCCGGCATGGTTGGCGTGCACAGCCTCCCGCACGGCCTGCGCCTTGTCTGAGCCAAGCCCGTACCACTTTCCTGAAGACGGGTCACGGTAGCTGTAATAGGTGACGCCGTTCCTGCTATCCGTCTTGCGGTACAGGTTCGGCGGCAGGTCTTTCGAACCGGTCTTACGCGGCCTTGGCGCCATGTCGATCCCTCGCGATGCGCCCGGCAAGCGTGCCTGGC